GGCACGTAGTCTCGCAAGTCAATCTTTCGCGCTTTCATTTTGCTCCTCGCGTTAGTCGGTGGTTGCGATGTCCGTGTCGATTCCAACGGGCTCTATCGCTGCGTCACTGGCGATTTTCCGCTGGTACTTTTGTACTTGGCCCCGTATCCACAAGCCGATGCGCCACTTGGCCCACGCCGCTTTATTCAAAGCGGGTCCGATCTTGGCAACCTTCGCAGCGATAAGATCGTCCATCGTCGCCTGCGAGATTTCCTCGTTGTCGACTTGGGCTTGCAGCCTGTCCGTCAAACCCTGCAATTCTCGGCGGTACGAATCCCACCCCTGGTTCTCGCATATTGCATCGCGCACGGTTGCGAGCTTATCATCGGGGATTGTGAATGTGAAATCAGCCATGTTTTGTCTCCTGTTATCTAATTAGGTGAATTGACACCCAATTGTGTAGTGAGTCACCATTGTATAACGTAAGGTTCCCCCCACTATTCTGGTACACTCTTATGTCAAGATAATCAGTAGTGCCATTCAGATAAACAAGGCCACTACCATAGTTATGCAAATAGTGATTCGCTGATGAATGATCTGTTTCACGGTCAAGTACGTAGATTGCAGTTCCGTTTTTGTAAAGATAAAGGCAGGAAATTTCTGTTTCCGTCCAAGTTGTAGTAGTATTGAACAGAATGGATGCTTGAACAAGGTAGTAGCCGGGTGTTGACGCTGTGAATTTCCATGCCGCCCCGGTCGTTACACAGGAATCGGTGTCGTGAACTTGATCCTCGAAGTCTATGATGGTCGTGGTGATGTCATTAACTGTCTGCCCGGCATTTGTTGTATACGCAGCAACGACCGCATCGGCGGCAAATTTCTTCTTGAAATCGAGAAACGTGATCTTGTCATGAGCAGAACCCGTATCATCGTAGAAGCAGAGTAGGTCTGCATCGGCTGGCGTGTCTGCCGTTAGGGAAGAATAGTCAAAGGTAAGTTCCGTACCTGAAATCTGTACGCCTTTCGTTGCTTGCAGCCACTTGCAAGCGGATTCGTCATCGTCCCAGAACATGATCCGATCCGCACCCGGATCAGACAAGGATTCAATACCGAGGTGCGAAAGGGCAACGTCGTCTGTATTGACAGTGATGCCGGTCCCCGCTCCAACAGCGAAGGTTCGGTTGTCCGCAATCGTCCCGCCGCCGGTCAACCCGTTCCCGGCTGTAAGAGTGATGGTTGTATGATCGACGTGTTCGTTAGCATCAACATCGGCAAAGGAATCATGGGAAAGACTGTAGATGTTGCTCGGCGTGCTGATCGTCAGATCATCCACCGTCATCGCATAGCCAGTTGTACTTGACCCATCGCTCGCGTCGAAACTCCAGAACGTAATCGCACCCGAACCATCGACCTTTGCGTGGCCGAGCGTCATTATGGCACCCGCACAGTTCACCTTCGCTTTGCCCCAATTCGCACCGCTGATGTCTGTATCGTAGAGCGTAAGACTTGGGGTGGCTTCGGCAACTACCACGTCACCGTCAAACGAGTAGGTAGATAGGCCGGTGAAGTCGATCTGGTCAGCGGCACTTGCCCCAACGGAAGCGGAAAATGTGCGTTTGGAATCACCTGTTCTGTAACCAGCGATGGTAAATGCTGGGGTTTCACCTTCTGCGGCATTACTGAAACAAGCAACATTTGCGCTTGCGTTATCGTAGATTGTGATGTCACCGGGCGCGACACCATAAAGGCGAATGTGGCCGATAGATGAGTCGCACCCTACTTGGATGTACTCATTGGTGTCATGGCATAGCAGATACCCTTGACCAGTTCCCTTGCCCCTTACATTAACATACGTGTCGGTGTTGGTTCCCTCGTCTGTTTCCAAGTAAAGATAGCCGTCGCTCCACTTAAGATAAGTATGGTGAGTATCAAACGAAAGTTCTGCATAATCAGTATCACCAGCACCGTACCAGCGATAGGCTTCAAGACCTTTCTGTGAAAACGTGTCTGCCGCGTCTCCGCCGACACAAGCCGCGAATGTTCGTTTTGCATCTCCTGTCCTGTAACCGCTAATGGTAAATGCTGGAGTTTCACCTTCGGCAGCGTCTTCAAAGCAAGTGAGGTTGCCCCCAGCATGTTCCTGCACCGCAAGATGGGTCGCACCACCGGAAGCATAGACTCTCGCCTCGCCGCTCACGCATCCGATCTGAATTGCATAAGTATCGCCGCCATCGTAGACGGTTAGGTATCCCGGCTGTGAGCCCTTGCCATAAACGCGAACGTCTGTATAGGTATTCGTTCCCTCGTCTGTCTGGAAGATAAACGGCCCGTCGCTTGTGTTGAAATAGCAGTTTGTCCCGTCGTGCCGTAGAACGATGGTATCGGAGTTTTGGGTGATCGTCAGTGGTCCGCCACAATTCAACGTTCCCGTGGTCAAGAAGTTGTCTGAGGCGTTCGTCCAGTCGATATGTTCATCGGCAACGAAATTTTGAGCCGCGTCGTGATCCACAACGAAGTCCATATCACCATCGGCGTCCTGGTAAGTGATGGTGATTCCGGTATGAGTACCTGTCGCATTGGAGACAAGATTCCCGGCATAGTCCTCCACTTGTTCCTGGGTGAGAGTAGCTGTGATGTAGCCGCTGTCGTTGGTCCAAACCGAGATATTCCCTGTCATATTCGCGTTGGAAAAGACAGGCGAACTACCTGAGACTACACTTTGGTCTAGGAAGCTATGATCCGAACCGTTGCTGGTTCGGTGCGTCGTGTTGAGGTCGATAGCTGTACGGTTTTCCACAAGGGCCGTTTCGACTTCTTCTCCGGCGATAATGCCACCAGCGTCGGCAATCGGAACATCGACCGCGCTTACTTGGTTGGCACCCGTTCCCCAATCAATATGCGTGTCTTTGATGACATCGACCGCGTCTTGAATCGCGCCGACTTGCGAGTAGGTGACGCTGTGCGGATTGGAGGAACTGAGAAGGTGGGAATTGTAGCTACCGTGATCGTAGGTCGTTTCGTGAGAAGCAACCGCCGCCGCCGCCGCCCCTGTTGGATCAGCACCGACTTGCGAATAGGTGACGCTATGCGGGTTCGACGTAGAGGCAACATGATCGGCCACCAATTTCCAGTTATCCTGGAAGGCATTGCCCGCCGCACCAGAAGGGTCATCGTTGTCGAGAACAGCGAAACCCTCGTAAGTCGTCAGAGCCGTCATCCGAAATACTTTTCAAGAAGAAAACCAACCACGGTTCCGGCAAGGCCACAAACACCGGCACCCATCCACATCCACACTTTCAAGCGAGTTATATCGCTCTTGAGGCCACTAGAGCCGTTCCCAAAGACAGTTACCTCCAGACTATCGAATCGCTTGAGGCAATTCGGTTGCATCGCCTTCAAGGTTGCCTCTAGTCGCACCTGACCGTCGTGGATGCTTTGGATGTCGGCCCGAAGTGCTTGAATTTCATCGCCGAGTGCCATATCACCCTCCGTCGGCTTGGTTGTCTCTGTACTATTTCGTGCGATAACCGCGTCCAGCACCACCACAGGCCGGGCAAGGCGAATACCCCTTTCCTTTGGCTCGCTTTACCCGTCCCGTTCCTCCACATTTGCGGCAGACTTTTTTTGAAGGCGTTTGCATTTCTCCAGCAACCTTTCACATTGCGTTTTCACTGTTCGGTGTTTCATTACCCAGCGGCGAGCCGCCTTACCCATCGCCGCTCGCCGTCCTCGGTCTGCCCGTAGTTGTTGGATCGCCAAAAGCATATCCGCCGTGCCCCTGTAAACCCGCACAGGCAAACCCATCGGCATACCAGCGAAATGACGAGCAACGACACATGCGCCCATACCCATGGCAATCCATAAGCGGTCGCTTGTATATCCGATGACGTCGCTGCGCATCGACACGGATAACGCGACGGCTGCTTTGCTCATAATTACAGGCAAATTAGTGGGCGGACACCATGGCAAGGGCAGACACGCGGCAGGGGGATGCCCCGCCGCGTGCCCAGCCCATGCTACCGCAAACCCCTCACTTACAATTTCGTTCACATCATGCCGTCGCGCTTTCCATGCCTTGCCGGTGTTACCCCAGACAAAGACATCCCATTCCGGCACTTCGTGATGTTTGCATTCGTGAATCCAATCAGGGCAACCCTGGTCGAGGTAATGGGCGTTCACATCTAACGCTGCATATTGATCGACCAAACCGCCTTCCTTGACGAATACACAATCCACAACTCGCATCACCTGGAGGTCATCTGTCGGCTCCAGGATGTTTTGCGACGTACTTGTTTGCAATGTCGTTTGTTTTGCGAGTGGCACACCCGGTTCAATCGCCAACAGATCGAACCACCAAATGACCCACGGGCATGTCCTTTTCTCTGCCAATGCGATGACGTCGGTGTGATTCAATCCCGCGCCACGTTGAGCGAAGATAACTAGATCAAGTTGCTCGTGGACTGCCGCGAGATGTTCAAGGTCATGTATTGCTACAACGTCCACGCCGAGACGACGCAACGCACAGGCGACCCATTGCATCTTGCGCCAACGCCGGACAACAGGATATATCACACCGACGCGCATCGCCCTACCCTTCCTGTTATTGGCGAGTTGGGGCACTTTCCTCTTGCAGCTCACGGCGGAGACGGTCGAACAAGTTTGTATGCCGCAGAAACAACTCCATTTCGCCGAGTGTCCGTGGTTGCCCGAACCTCGCGTTGAATGGCGAGATAACTGGGTCACCGGGGATATCGTCGATGTCCGGCAATTCTGCCGATCCATCCAGTTTGGTCGCCTCCCCTTTTTCGATTAGGCGGCCGATCCAGTAGACCCACGATGCCACGTCGCCGTCGGTCATTTTTTCAATCTTCTGTTCCGGCAATGGTTCGAGCCCGTCCTGGTATTCGCGCCACGCCAACTTGATGGACGCATTGTCTTCGTATTGCAATGGATCGACCACGCGGGCGGTTCGCGCCTCGACATTCAAGAATAGATACATGCCGGGCAGATCGGGCAACCGTAAGAGCGGCGAGTGCCGTGCCGTCGTGCCTCGTGGCACATTGTTTGCGGACCAACGGCCCCGCAAGGTGACTGACAATGGTTTGAAATCCGGGTTGGAGTTTTCGTTGTCGCCAATCTCGACACCGATTTCGCCAGTCTTTACGTATACAGCCATGATAACCTCAGGGTTTGGGTGGGGGGGTAGCGTAAACGATAACGGCAAAAAGAATACATCGACCGGCGCGGCGTGTCAAGTCCGCGCCGGTCGATAGCACAGGTGTGGATCAGCCGGTTTGGGCACCGTCAGTCATCTTGGCGAAGGCTCCACCTTGGGTCGGGCGTCCGCCATAGCGAGCACGCATGATGAGCAACTGCGTATTCTTCCGCAGTAGCGTTTCGCCCTCGGACGATGACTCGAACCGGATGCCGAGGCGGCGGAACATGCGATACCAAGCGAGGTTTCCGAATGCAATCCGCCCATTGGAGATGTCGTCTTGAACCCGGAACGGGTAAGACAACACCTCGTAGTCTTGGTAGTTGCTTCCGAAAATACGACGGTCGTCGCTGGTTGTGATCGGCACGCTCCGAACCCGCTTATAAGCGGTGTCGGAACCGATGAAAGCGTTGCGGTTCCCACCCTTGCTCGCGCGGTACGCCTTCGTCACCTTCCATGCGAGGTCTTCCATGTCCCCGATGGTATAAGGGCCACTCGTCCCGTTGGCCGATGCAACACTGAGTATTCCGCTCTCAGTGAAGATGCCCGTCGGTTCGGTCGTGCCGTCGCCGTTAGCGATCTGGTTGTCGAGCCACTCCTTGAGTTTCTCGCCAAGACGCTCGGTCATCAGGCGACCGAAGTCGACCACGGCATCGCTTTCCCAATCACGACCCCACTCGACCCCTGCCGTGCAGGCAAAGATCGACGTGTCGAAATTGGAAATCAGCCCCGCCGTCGAGGCGAGCGACATGGCCGTTCCCTCGACATTGCCGGAACCGTGGCCACTGCTGATACTGACGTCGGTCAGTTTGAAGCCGTCCACTTGGCTGCCCTGGTTGACCGGGATGACCTCGACGAGCGGGAACAACTCGCCAAACAGGATTGGCGTGATGATGACCGCGTCTTCCAAGATTTGCGGGACGGCATACGAGCCGCCACTCGTCGCATCGTCGAGTATGGATTTCATTTCCCGCTCGGTCAAACGCTCGTAGCGTTTATGGATTCCGGGTGACGTTTCGCTTCGCCACCCGACATCGCCGGACCACAGTTCCTTGTGGATGGTGTCGAGCACAAGGTTGCGCTCATGTTCCGGCATGCGACTGAGTTTCCCACGGTAGCCCAGTGGCGAGATGAACTTGAGGTACGCACCAATTCGGGCGTAATCCCGCTCGGTCAGCACGTCCAACGCACGGCCGGTCGTGTTGTGGTCCAGCGCCTGCTCTCCAGCACGGGGATGCTTCATGTTGTGCGTCGCCATTTCCGGGCAGATCAACGCCGTTTTGGTATGCGAGTACCGTTCCGAGGCTTCCTTGACCCGGATGTGCGTTGCCGCCCGCGCGATGACTTCGCCGGACTCGAACCCGTTGCCTTGAACCGACTCGCCGATTTCCGCTTTGACGCGCTCGACGATGGCGTCGACATCGACCACATCACTCTTGGCCTTGTCGTCGTCCGGTTCCTCCTTGCCATCCCCTGCGTCCTCCGGTGACTTCGGTGCGACGGCGGCAACGACCGCCTCACTGAGGCTTTTCAGCGCCTCGACGACAGGTGCGTTGGCGGCGGCAACGGCCCCGCCCACGATTTCGGTCAGTTCCTTTTTGTGATCCGGCGTCTCATTCGCCATCTTGGCGTATTCCTCGTCGGACAACTCGCCGCTTTCCATCGCGGTCTTGAGTGCCTTCTCGAACTCCTCGTCAGACACATCGGCGGCGACCTTGCCTTTGGTGATGAGCCATTCCTTGAGTTTCTGGTTCATTGTTTGCCTCCAGGTAAAGAATGATGGGCGAACAGTCCCGCCCAAAAAATCACAATCCCAACAGATCGGCTATGCCTTGACGGTCAAGGAGTTTCAACCTGCTATCCACGGTACGTTTTGCACGGGCGGCGTCGTCTTTCGAGGCACACGCGAGGTACGCCAGGACATCGCCGATTCCCGGTGATTGTGTTTCGAGAGTCGCTTCAAACGATTTCGGTTCCTCGCCCTCCGATGTCACGGATTCGAGAACTGCCTGTAATGACTCTTTGGCGCGTTCAGCTAGAGCGGTCACCACCCGCGACGCATCCTCTGCTAGAATCGCGTCAACGTCGGCGAGGGCGTCCTCAACATGCCGTTCGTTGGCTTTCGACAACGCTCGCCCCGCCTTCTCGCTCGACGGCGCTTCCGGCAACTCGATGAGGAAATCGGCATTGAGTCTATTTTCCGCCGTGTCGACTTCCTTTCCGTCTATGTCGTCTTGCGGTGACCCCTCGTCGCCCCCGTCGGAATCTTTGGCGAGCGTAATGCCAGGAACGATGGTCTGCCGAGACTCGTAGAATGTCTTGGCCCAACCTTTGACAACCGGATGAGCCAATTTCTCGGACGAGAACGCGGTGACGATTGCGTCGACATTACTCGGCACACTGACGAGCGATACTTCAATCATATCATACTCAAGAATATGGAATCCGAGCCAATCACCCTGCTTGCTCGTTCGGTCCTCCCATTTCGTCGGGATGAACCCATGCGATATTCGCAATGCGCCGAACTCAACCAATACGAGTGCGTCGCGGGCAAGAGCGGTATCGGCCAGAGCGAATCGCGCCTTGACTCGCTTGCTGTTCTGGACGAGAATTTCAACGAGGCGGCCGATGGGTTCGAACGGCATGTGCTGCCATAACAGGGCAAGGTTGGGATCGACGTTCGCGCCCTTCGGTTCGAGAATGTCGTTATCGCGATCAATCCGGCTACTTGTGACGATTGCATCAAACTCGCCAATCGCGTCCGCGACTGTTTCGCGTGCCCCACGCTTCCCTTTCAAGACGGCGACGTGGTAGATGTCGCCGTTGGTTGATTTCACCGGGACCAGCTCAAAACCTGCGTCGAGCGAAAGGCCACTTGGCGGGTCCGTGTCCATCCCAATTGGTTGCATGTCCGGACCACAATAAGTCAATCGCGTACTGGCTACTTCCAATGCCTTCTGCCATCGCGCCGGTGACACTTGACCTTTGACGGAATCGGCGATCTGGTTCATGTATACATCCGCAGTCCCGATTCCCCAGCGATCAAACGCCTCACCATTCTCGCCAACCCGCTGTCTCGCCCGCCGAGCATCCAGTCGCTTGAGAATTTCAAGACTCATGTCATATACTCCAAAAAAACAACCCTCGCGTCAGAATTACTGACGGAGGGTTTGGTTGCTCCAATACCCACTATATGTGTCGCTGTGTGCTCGTTATGGAAAGTTCAACGATTTGCCCATCACGCCACTTCAACTCGATGTTACTGAATCCGAAAAACCTGCGACCAATAAGTGATTCAATCTGTTCGCTCAAGGCGTCCATCGCAACCCCGGCCAATTCGAGCGACTTAGGGTTGATCGGCACCTGTTGCTCGCCGAGGTCGAGCCTCACGCGGTCACAGGTAACGGTATCAGTTTTGGGCATTCCGTGTCAAGCCTCATTTCGCAATTACCGACACCGTCGTACAACGGCAATTACATCGCTCCCCACCGGAAAGCCCACTGTAACCGGGATACGGGGCCATTTCACCCCCCACGTTGAACATGCCCAAAACGGGTACTTTTACTAGGTGGAGGTCGGCGTGTGTCTGCCGCGTCATGGCGTCCATCAACGACAACCATTGTTTTTTTTCGATCAGCCCACGCGCATGTAGCCCCGTTTGGGTGGCCTGATGCCCCGCATTAAGTGCTCCCGTTGTCTCTGTTCTGGCGATCAATTTCGCTCGCTTCGTGTTGCTCGCGGTCCCCAACACGCCCTGTTCTGCGCCAGGCACGGTTGGCCCAACGCCGATCCGTACCGTCAATTCGTAGAGTGATTCACCATTCGCCATCCCCTCGTTGATCGTCTCGGCCAATTGGTTCAGCGTCGTTTGGTGAATCTCCCGCCAATATGGCCGACCCATGATTGTGTCAACTTCACTTCGCACATATGGGGCGACGTCGGGCGGCAACTCTATATACGGGTCGGGGGCCTTTCCTTGCGATTGTTCGACGAGCGTCAATTCGTCGACCGCTCCGCGAATCGCCGTACCCATCAACACTGGCGCTATGGCGTCATTCCAGGATTCGTACCACTCGGCGGGATGAAACAAAAGGCTGGCGATACCGGACGCCGCCCGCCCTAAACGAAAACTTGCGGAAAATACATCCTCCAACTGTTCTATCACAGATGCCCGCTGCTGCTCGAACAAGGACTCAATAATACTGACCAATATCACCTCTTCTCGTTCTTGAGACTTGGACCACAATCGTCGAGCAACCTTCGTGAGCAATACGCCTTCGTTGTGCCCTTCCACAGATTTGCCGGATTGTCGTCTATCCGTCGCCGTAAGCGGCTGCAATTCCTCGGCCATACCGACGATGACATTCTCGCCGTCATCTAACGGAGCTAAGTGCGACAATCCGCGTAGCGTCGCACGAACCTCGTCACGATTGATGGCCCGGGCTTTGATCGCCAACTCTACATCTTTCCGCGTTTGTTCCCGGTCCTCCGGTTCGTATGGGTCGATCCAAAGGAATAACCGTTCTCCACCTTTGGCGAGGCGTGGTGCGACGAAATTGGTCAAGACCTGGCTGACGAGTTCAATCTTTGGGTTGATTGTGAAATCGGCGAAATGAATACGACTCACCGCCGATGCCGCACGGCTCGTCGGTTCCGTTTCTCCAATAACAAACCCAGACGTGCCATAGCCAGTTAGGATACGCTTTTTAGTAATCTCGCCGCTTTCCTTGAATTGCATCTCGGCGGGTTTGTTTCCTAGTTCCTTGATTTCACTAATGAGGCGATCCAAGACGATTGGTTCGCCTGCATTGAGCGTACCGCCATAGAGTTGCTTCAAGATCGACTGTAATTCTTCACGCTGCCATTGTTCGAGCAGCGGCCGACCCAGGCTGCTCGCCTGTTCGCGACCACCCAAGTCGTCTGGGTCGTCGATGTCACCAGCGACAATCGCATAACGCGGCCAAATGCTGTTTTCCATTACTTCGCGTTGTGCGCGTTGGATCGACTCATCGGTCAAGATGGCATCTGATTGTGCCGCCATTGGACTGGTGGCCGCCAAAAGATTAGACGGGTTTGTATATGCAATCGGCACAACTTCGTCGCCAGGTACATTGACCGGCTCCCCGCTGCCACCGGGCCGAATGTTCCAGCCGTAAAATGGTTTCGGCCTTCCATCCGGCGTAACGTGAATCGGTGACACCCACGACGTCGGCAACGGCCAGATTACACGACGGCCTTCGCTGAACGTCAACCATAGATGACTCCAACCGGTTAGTTCGAGGGAACCAATGATCGCATAAAGGAATTGCCACGTCACCATTAAGTTGTTGGGATGACTCAGGATGTCCAATAGCGGGTGTGATTCGTATAACTCCAAACCCTCGGCGGGCCGTTTCATGGCTCTGATGACGAACTTCGGTACTGTGACGGTACCGTGACCGGGCATTATTAAGACGTCTCGCTTTCCGCCGTCCTTTCGTAGTTGACCCGGAATACAACCCACCGACGCCTTATTGCCCCCTCTGCTGGGTTCTTTTGCCAGCATGAATGATTGGCCCGCTATTGTCTGCGCGATAGGCCGGATCGCCGCAAACGGCCAACCACGAAACCGCTGTTCCTGTTCCTGATATTGCGTCTTACTGCGGTATCCGTCCAGGAATTGTTGGTTAGGTGATACGCCGACCCCTCCGCTCGCAAGCGGCGCCAAGTCTGAGGCACCACCGTTGAGAACCGATGCCTCACGGCGAAAGCGATCAAGCACGCTGGCCGATTCGTTGTGCGTCTGCTTTTGCGCACGTTCAATCAGACTGGTCATGACCTGTGTACCCTCCCGATTGTTGGTGGCTTGTCCATTCCAAACGCCTCACGGCGTGCAGCGATGGCGACATCCTTCTTATATTGCCCTCGGATGTTTTCGAGTGCCGCCTGCATGATTTCGACCTCACGGCGAGAACTGGCAGCCGTTGCTTGAGATTCACGCAGGGAGTTCCGTAAGCCATGGACCTCCATCGCCCTCCGCTCAAGCCGTGATTCTAAGTTTGCGGCGCGCTGCGTCATACTGCGTAACGCCTTTTCTATCTGTATTCTGGCGTCAATCGCAGCGTCACGATCGCGCTCGGTTGGGGTCCGGCGGATCGGCCACAAAAGCCATCGCCACAAGTAGCGTAGGATATAGGGTGCGGTCATAGCGGTAACGTAAGGCCGATTTATAGCCGTGTCAAGACCGCTTTGGACCCAGTATCCGGTCGCGAAGTCGCTTCCGCCATTCATCACGACTCTTCTGTTCGGCTGGCGGCAGGGCGGCATGTTCTGCGTCCTGCTCCTTTTTCGACCTCGCTACAATGGACCCCGTAACGGCAGGACGGATTGCCGGTTTCGGGCCAAAGCGGGCATACGTCGCCAGGGCGACTGCGTCCGATCTGTCCGGCGACCGTCCGAGCAACCCCTTGATGGTGGGGAGTTTTGAGTTCGCATTCCGCTTACTTTTCGGCAACAACATCATTCGCCCCTCGCCATCATTTTTGATCGGAAGAATCGCCAATTCCTCGCGCAGCAGATGCTGTTGTGGTGGGAGGGCGAAGAACCGTTCCCACTTCTCCCGCCCTTCTGATGTTGTCACTTTTGACCAACGTGCGCTATTCATGGCTTGTCGCAACCGCCAATACATTTCCGCCCGACAATTCTTGTAGGTCTTATTGTCGACCGCTCCGCCGCCGAACGAGATTGCCCGCACCATCTGCCCACGGGACCGCATAAGGTCGGCATATTGTTTGCCGCCCGATCCGCGATCAAAGGCAACTCGTTCCGGCCGCACGTTGTATGTTGCCATCAACTCCATCGTCTTCGGTACAATAATGGACGTGTCCGGCGTATCCTCGACGAACAATCTATATAGACCATATTGATCGACGAGAGCCCAACAACTGTAATCTCGCCCACCCTCTGCAACGTCGATCCCCAACCCGAACGGTCCACGCTCCATGCCTTCGGCAATCGGCCACATGGCCTCGCAGGCGTCAAGCCAATCGTCGGGAAACATCATCGACGCACCAGATCGGTCGAACTTTCCGTGAATCCGCATAAGTATCCATCGCCGATCACGAGTCGCAATTCGATGCCGATACTGTCGCCACGTCAACATTCCAGGAATCAATATAGGTGGAGAACCCTTGAACTTCCGTCTCACCCATTCACGACCAGCGATAATGTTCGGCGTATCATCGGCATCGACATGAATGACTCGGCGATGAAACCTTCCCGGTGAATCCTCGTCCGCGATACTGCCGAGATTACAATACTGATACAGGAAGTTGTTTGTAGACAAAGGGTTGGAAATCACAAGCAGCCGATCAGCAAACGAACACGCCGCATCGTAAAACTCGTCATCGACGCCAGACGCTTCCTCGAACACGACAAGGACGCGGGGTATATCTGTGTCCTCGTGAATCCCCTGGAAATTCTCGGCATTATCCGTCGTGAAGAATCGCATGTAATGGTCCTCATACGGCCGCTTTGTGTCGGGATCAATAACGCGAATCTCCATGTGGGTTATAAATACGCCAAGTGGATTCACGCAGGACCGAACCAACTTGGCGACCTCGGGCCAAAGGGCGTTTTTCAATTGGGTGTTAGACGAACTGCTAACGACCACGCGGGCAGGAAATCGTGTGCAAAAAAACCAGAGTGCAGCGAGTGCCGCCGCCCGCGTCTTGCCCAACCCATTTCCAGAATGGCAGAATGTTTCGGAATCTTGCGCGACGGATTGGAGGATTTCGACTTGATGGGGAGCCAGGACCATGCCGGGCCAAAAATGGCCGACCCATTCAATCGGATCGCGGAGGGCGGCTAATTGCTCGTCGGGCGTCATACCACGATTCTAACCCTCCTGGTCGAACGAGACAATACGGCTTCGCCGATATGACATCATCAGGCGACCTTCGCTTTTCTTCGGTCCTTGCCGCGTTGGCGGGCGATCCACTTCTTCCGTTTCCCTCGCCACTTCCAAAGCACAGAAAATCCACATCGCCTCGTCTGTCGGTAGCCCTTCGTGGACGTACATCATAAGGTAATTGTTTTCCTGTCGCCGCTCCATGCCATAAAGCAGATACTTATGTGTTCCGCAGATCAACTCAGGCAGGAGTGGATTAGACGATGGCACAGTGGCTCGATGAACTTCTTGTGCCCCATCAATCACTATGACATCGGATTCCACATCTCGCGACGACGACTCGCGAAACGCTGCCATGCTTATAACCATGCCATGCAACGGCCCGCCGATATACGGAATATCGTCTCGGCCAAAGATACGATTGTCTTTCATGCCGGTTCTGTTTTTGGACCCCAAGTATGCAAGGCGTCGGCACAACGCCTCGCATCTGCAACCTTTTCCGGATCGACGCCGGATGCCTCGGCGATGTCTGCCCATATTCGGACAACGAGTGCCGCATAACGATCCCGCCCAACCAAACAGAAGATCGGCTCGTCGTCTGCCGTATTGGCAAGGACGGCCGATTCAGCTCGCGTATATTTATTCATCATTCACCCCTGAGTGTGTCGCCGCAAAAGGGCACGCAGCGTCGATGGCGACCAGTCAGTTTCGGCGGCGAGAAGGTCGGCGATCATGTCTTCAATCTGAATGACATGCTCCCGCAACACATCATCACCCAATCCGCCAAGTCGCTCCGAGATTATAACAAAGGCCCGCCGTATGCGATGGATGACTCGTGCCAACCGCAATGCTTCCTTGCGGTATTTCGTTCGCTGGTCGCGATAACGGGCGATATGCTGGTTCAGATTGGCGGCGTTCGCTTCAAGGTTCGCAATCCGATCCAACAATTCAACCGTTTCAATTGGACAGCGGGAGGCATCAGCCATCGCAGTAGCCAATCTTTTCTGACTGCCGCCCGGTGTGTATGCGTCGAGGAATTGTTGGACCTCCGTTTGCAGGTCGTGAAGAAGTTGCCTCAGTTCGTCGTCTAATTCTGGCTCCTGCATTGTTATCTCCAGGTTCGGGGTGGCAGGTCGAGATTGACGTCATCGACCTCGTCGCGAAAAATCTCGAATACTCTTTGTTGCTCCGCCATCGGCAGCCGTATGATTGTCCCGCTCGACGAAAGTATGTGTGCCTCGACGAGCGTCCGTTCGTCCTCGCCGTCCGGAGGCCAACCGAGATTGTCGGGGCCTCCGTAACGGCTTCCTGGGTCATCATGGCCGAACGAACGGAACGTGATGACCAACTGATAGTCGGGAAGATCGCTTAGGTCGACGACCAATTCCCCCTCGACACCGTTCCAGACAATCATGTGTCGGCTGGCTCCCCCGCCTCGTCCTTCCCGTCGCTCGGCGATTCTGTGGTGGGGAGAACATTGCCTATGGCCAATTCACCATCACGCCACCGCGTAACGGCAATCGCCTCGCCCGGTTTCAGCCGTACTCGATGGGCGATGCAATCATCCCCCTTGATTGCCGCCAATTTCACGCGGCGAAAAAGGCCGACCCACCCCACGATGCGGTAGATCGTTTCCGTGTAATACGGAGTCCCTTTGACCTTTTTCGCGACGACGTTCTTTACGGCGAACGCCTGTGGCAGGGTCGCGGTCGTGATTGCTTTCTCCGTCTGACTTGTCAACGGGATCAATCGCGAATCACAATCGCCCGACAGGGTCGCGGAACACAGAGCATAGCGTTCGCCGCCCTTCCGTCGCATGACCATCAGCGGTTTGCCACACTTCCCACAAACGCCATTGGACTCAACAACAGGGTCGCTTGCCATAGGCGGAACTGGCGTTGAAGTAACCTCCGCCTTGCCATCTTTTTTGTCACCCTTCTTGGCTTCCGCCCGATCACTTTCTACCGATTTCTTCGCCATGATTTCCTCCGTCTGGGTTTGAGGTAGCTCATTGCCCCGATTCACTAATTATATCGTGCTCGCCACTTGATGTCGCCGGTACAATGAATGAATGACTTATTCCGAATATGAGCGTGAACGGCAACGGCTTCTCGCCCTGGCGCACGAGGGGGAGTTGTCCTATTGGGACGCAGAATCAGCCATCGCCGCCATTTACGTCACTATGTCCGACGAGGATCGGCGAACTGCCAGAATGGCAGAACGTGAATCAGCGGCCGGGTTGAGCGGTCACGGTTCGGATGATTGCCCGTAGTTGGGTGTTTTCCAAGCCATAGCGTGGGTGATTTCCGATTCGGTCGCGGTCTGTCCCACTACGGTTGGCTGCGGGTTCTGCGGAGGTCGTTGAGGTCGCCGGTCGGAATCGGAGGGAATCGGAGGGAATCGGAGGGAATCGGAGGGAATCGGAGGGAACCTGATAAATTATCACGTTGTCTGTCCCATAAGGGGGGGTCCGTTGGGACGAGGTTGGACGAGGTTGGACGAGGTTGGACGAGGCTGGACGGGATTCCAGGAGGTTCCAGAGGGTTCAAGACACGCCTACCACGCAATACCGCGTGGCCTCGACATGATTTCAGGGGGAATGAGGGGTCGATGGGGGGCCAGAGGGGGCCGGAAGGGGCCAGCGGGGAGTCGATGGGGGCCGGAAGGGGGGCGGTGGGGGCCAGAAGGG